TAACAACTCAAGAAGTCTTCACTTCTTCCTCGCAGTATTCCCAGTGGTCTGCGTATGGTTAACATCTATGGGTATTTGCACAATGGCATTTAACCTAAATGGATTTAACTTCAACCAGTCAGTTGTAGACGTAAACGGTAAAGTTATTCCTACATGGGGTGACGTTCTTAACAGAGCAAACCTAGGTATGGAAGTAATGCATGAGCGTAACGCTCATAACTTCCCATTAGACTTAGCATCTGCTGAGACTACAGAAGTTGCATTAACAGCACCATCTATCGGTTGATAAAATCAAAACATAATGTTATACTAGGGGGAACAATCGTTCCTCCTTTTTTTATGGAATGGAACATATCTAAATAATTTTTAATATCCACGCAAGGAGATGAAACAGCATGTATGATAATCTAGAACCAGAAGAACATGTGAATGATTTGTGGGAGGATATGGAAAGACTCAATGCTTTATATGAAGAATTGATGTGGGATACTTTTGATACTTTAGAATTTACTGCTGATTATGAGAACGACAGGATAATAATTAAGAACAAAACCCGAAGCAAAAATAAAGATTCTAAATAAAAATAACTTACAATTTCATATGGGTATTCTCCAATCTTCTAAGGCTTATGTTTTTAATTTATACACAACGAGTTCGGCAGAGGCAAAAAGATTATGGAGGAGAGATATAAAAGAGAAATGGAATTGGAAATGTGCGTATTGTGGAGATAAAAATAATTTAACAATTGATCATGTAGTTCCTCGGTGTAAAGGAGGACCTGACTTCACAAAGAATGTAGTCTGTTGTTGCAGTAGTTGTAATCAAAAGAAGGGTCATGAACCTTGGGAGGATTGGTATTTTTCTCAAGAATTTTTTAATTTAGAGAGATACAATAAGATTATAGAGTGGATGAAACCAGATCCTCCTAAAAATTTATTTGTCTATAAACCAAGAAGAAACAACGTATCTTGATTTTTGTATAAATAAATGAAGGCAGTATATACTGTTCTTTCTGGTACATACCGACTTTCATAAATGGCAACACCAATCAGGATTAAAAGGTCTGCGGTTCCTGGTAAAAGACCTGCGGTCACAGACTTACAAGTAGGAGAATTAGCACTTAATACCTATGATGCAGAACTCGTAACTCTCAGAGATCGATTTTCTGCGACAGGTATTGCAACAGAGGTTGTCAGAGTCGGTGCAGGAGCAACAGTAACAAATGTATTATATGTAACGAAAGACGGAAGCGATAATAATACAGGTCAAAAATTAGGAGATGCAAAGTTAACAATTAAGGGAGCAGTTAGTGTTGCATCTGCGGGTGATGTAATAAGAGTTAGTAGTGGAACATATGTAGAAGATAATCCAATCGTTCTTCCAGAACAGGTAAGTATTGTTGGAGATAGTTTAAGAGAAGTATCAGTAACACCACAAAATCCTGGTAGTGATTTATTTCATGTTGCACCAGGCATTTATATATCAGAGGTATCATTTGTAGGAACGATGAACTCTGGTAGTGCGATAGTTGCATTCAATCCAGATATAGTTTATTATTATACACAGTCACCATACATCCGTAACTGCACTAACTTTGTTACGAATAGTATTGGAATGAAGATTGATGGAAGCAAGAATATCGGACCATTTAAGAGTATGGTAACTGACTCTTATACTCAATATAATTCAAATGGTATTGGAGTTTCATTATCAAACGAAGGATATGGACAGATTGTATCCATGTTCAATATCAATAATGATGTTGCGATTGCTGCAAACACAGGTGGTCAGTGTGATATAACAAACTCAAACTCATCATTCGGAAACTTTGGATTAATCGCTGATGGTGTCGGACCTAGAAAATACACTGGTATCGTAACAACATCTCAGGTTGCAGATAGAGATACCTTTGTATTAGATTTAAGCACACCCACAGTTAATATTCAAAACTTTGTTTATGATATTCGAAGTGGATTATCAACAGTAACAACAGTCAGTGATCATGGATTCCAAGTTGGAATGGGTGTTACTCTTGCTGGCATTGGTTTAACTTGTGAATATGGTACTAAAACATATCCTGATGGTAAAGTTGGTTATATTTTTGAAGTTCAATCAGTTCCAAATGCAACAACATTTACTGTAAATGTAGGACCATCAACTGTTCCAAGCACTTATACTTCTGGTGGAACAGCAAAATTAGATGTAGTAAGACCTTTTGATGGGCAGAATGTTTTCTTTGATTCTCTTTATCAAGAAGTTTCAAAAGTTAAATTAACAAATGGTGGTTCTGGATATACAAGTCCACCAACTGTGACCATTGCAGCACCAGGAACTGCATGGGGTGTTCAAGCAACAGCAGTTGCTTCAATTAAAAATGGATCCGTAGATGAGATTACTCTGGTCTCTTCTGGAAGAGGATATACTACAACACCGACTATAACTGTGAGTGGGTCTGCTACAGCATCTATAACAATGGTGCCAAAATATTATTCAATCTTAAAATCAACCTTACCATCTTCAGCAGGTATTACAACTATTACTGTGGATGATAATGTCCCATATGCTGTGGGTGCTGGTATAACAGTTCCTTTCTTTAAACAAAGTAGAATCTTGGCATCCAGTCATTCATTTGAATACATTGGAACTGGTGTAAATCCATTAGAATCTCTACCACAAAGAGGTGCTGTTGCGATTCAAGATAATGAAGTTGATGATCGTAATGGTGGATTGACAATCTTTACAAGCACAGACCAAACAGGTCAATTCAGGATTGGTGATGGTGTCATCATTGATCAACAAACGGGAACTATTTCGGGTAATTTCTATTCGAAGAGTTTATTTTCAACCATGACACCATTCATACTAGCATTAGGAGGAGATTAAAAGAATGGCATTAGCATTAAACGTATTCCAGACAGTTACATTCGTAGCACCCACAAGTCCTGTTGGAATTTACACAGCACCTGTTGGATACACTGGTGTTGTATTATTAGCACAAGCTGCGAACGTGGGTTCTGTTACAAAAAAAGTTTCGTTATCACACGTAAGAACCACTGCTGGTATTGCTGTGACAACTGAAATTGTAAAAGATTTACCAATTGAATCAAGTGATACTGCAAATCTTCTTGCTGGTAAACTTGTTCTTGAAACTAATGATGTTTTAAAATTATCTGCAGATACTGCAACTGATATTAAATTTATAGGAAGTATATTAGAAACATTAAACTAAAATGAAATACGTTAGCGGAAGAGTAAAAGAACTTAAAGTTGGTCTAAGTTCATATAGCGAAAGTAAAACAACACTCATTACTGTTGGTAATGTTAATGTAAGTGGTTCTGTTACTGCTACGACATTTTTTGGTGATGGTTCAAGTCTGACTGGTATTGCTGCTACTGACAATGTGAGGACTAATTCTCTTGTAGTATCTGGTGTTTCAACATTTAATGGTGCAATCGATGCGAACGCACAGATCGTAGGTGCTGCGACAAGTAATATCATACCTTTCTTATATTCAAACTATTCATTATTCCCATCCGCTACAACTTATCATGGTGCTGTTGCTCATGCTCATAATACTGGAAAGTTATATTATGCACATGGTGGCAACTGGATAGAATTAGTCAGTCAAGAAACAACGGGGACTGTTGGAACAGGAACAGAGAGATATAATATAGGACCTGTTGACTTAACAACATTAGATGTATCTGGAATATCTACTTTCGCTGGAAATATAAATGCGAACGGAAATATAGTTGGTGATAACTCTACAAATATATCAGGTATTAATTCTGTAACTGCCACAACTTTTTATGGTAATGGTGCAAACTTAACTGGTATTGATGCGACTGCATTAAAAGATGCTGGTGGTAATGTAAAAATACAGGCAAATCCATTTGGTGCAGTTCATACTGGTATCTCTACATTTGATGTAGTATCTGTTGGTGGCACTTCAACTTTCTTAGGAAATGTAGGTGTAGGAACAGCAGTTGCTACAGATCCTGTAAAATCATCTAATACTACAAAGGTAGCTGCTGGTATTGTAACTGCATATAATATATTTTCGGATAATTATTTTGGAGATTCAGCAAGGAACTTTATTGCAGGAAATACATCAGGATCCAGTCTTACAATAGGATGTTGTAACATTCTCATAGGAAATTGTGTTGGTGCTGCTCTCACAAATGGTTTCAATAATGTTTTTATAGGTGAAAATGCTGGTAAATCTACTGATTATGCTTATCAATCAGTTCTCATTGGACCAGATGTTGGATGTAGTTTGACAGATAATGATTATAGAAATGTTGGACTTGGGTATCGGGTATTTAGTGGAAAGACTGGTGGTAATTATAATATTGGAGTTGGTTATCAAGCAGGAAGAGAAGATAATCCTTCAGTAACAAATAATAATAGTGTAAATATTAATATTGGACTTTCAGCTGGTAGAGTATTATCAGATGGTTGTTGTAATGTCATGATTGGTAAGAGTGCTGGTTACTACATGTATGGTTGCTCTACTGAAAATAACGACAACGTTTTTATAGGAACTTATGCAGGAAGAAGAATAGGATATACAACTGGTTGTGATGTAAAATGTAATATAGTACTTGGTTATAATGCTGGTTATCAAGTAAATAATGGTCCACTTAATTCAGTAAGTGAAAATATTTTTCTCGGAACATGTGCAGGTATGTTCTCTTGTGGTGCTTGTAATATTTACATAGGAACAAGGGCGGCTGCTGCATATTCTATTGGTGATGTGGTCGGTGATAATAATATTGGTATTGGTCAAAGTATAAAATTACCTAAAAAATCTGGTAGTAGTCAATTAGCAATCGGACAACAA